ATGGAATACCAGTCCAAATAGATTTTGCGCGTACTTCAAAACCTTGCTTCAAAACGCCATCGCGCCCTGTGTATTCAAATTGTTTTAAATCGCCTTCTACATACAGGCTTGTTCCTTTAAGTGGCATATCGGCTAACTTCTCAGCCAATTCGCCAGTCGCACTTACTTTCCACCAAACGGTTTCGCCTTTAATCCACTCGCCATTTTTATATTCGCGCGGTGTTTCAGCAAGCGAGAAGTTTGCTATTGCAAATTCTCCTTTAGCGCCCTTAATAAATTTAAGTTCAGCATCGCCGCCAGCATTACCAGTTACTACTATCTTCGCCATTATTGCCCTCTATCTCTATGTAATTGCCTTCGTTGTCCAACAATACCTTACTTCCGTCTGGCAAATGTAAGGGAAACTCCGAAGGTTCTTCCCAACTAGGAACTATTTGACCCAATTTAACCGCTTTAGCGGGGCTTAGGTGTATGGAATTAGTGCCTAAGTTGTGGCATTTGTGATGTACGGCTATAAGGTTGCAAACTTCATCTTTGCCACCCTGCGATTTTAGTTTGCGGTGGTGTAAGGCAAAATCTCCACACGAATTGCCACACGCTTCGCAATAACCGCCAGCCCGTTCTAGAACTGTTTCGGCTATGCGCTTATCCATTGGAAACCATAAATTTAATATCGCCGCCAGTAAAGGCATCGTATTTAGATGCGACTTTAAGCGCCACACGAATATAGTTTTTGGCCTTAGTGATCGTATCTGCTTGGTTAGCCTTTAATGCTTCCAGCGCGCCAAGGGCAAACCGTTCGGCTGAACCAGCCACATACAAGGGAGTGGTTGTGCTTTCCCAACCAGAATCTTCGTCAATTCGGTAAATAGCCCCACGAATACATACTATAAATATGTTGTCTTGGATTACTGAGCCTTCTTCTTTCTTGTATTCATAGTCAGCGGCATCAAAGCATTTACGGATAGATGGAATTAAGATGCTGGTTACATACTTGTCTATGTTATCTATCTTTATAGCGGGGCTTACCCAGTTATGTTCCAGCAAATTTATGCCACGAACAGCGCCAGCGCCAGCAATTAACACTTCGCCGTTTTTAAATATCTTTCCAGCGGGTATGTCTATGGCAAAGCCGCTTTCATCTGACGACTGACTATCAGCGCCTATAACAGCCCAACCATCGCCTTCAATGGCGGCTATCGTAGTCATAAATAAAGAATATCCGTAAGGCAAAACAAAACCCACCGTAGAGGCAATAAACGGTGGGTTTTGTGTACGCAAGACTTCCCACGGCCTTACGCCTTTGCTGTAAGGAAACGGCCCACAGCAAATCTATTTAGTTTAAATGTTGCTTTACGCTACCAGCATTTCTTCGCATTGAGCCTTTAACTTGCCAAGCGCCTTAATCGTATAACGGCATTTGGTGGCTTCGTTATAATTACGATCATCATTAAGTTGCGGAATAACAATGTTATAAATGTATTCCTGTTGCTTCTCAATAAAGTGAATAAACTTCTTAACTTGTTGTTCGTTAAGATCGGCAATTTTAGATACACGGTTGCCTTCAGCATTGTCCAGCGCAGTAAACAAACTGTAGTTTGCATCATCTTCTTCTGGAATATGTGCGCAAGTATCTATCATTGAACTAAATTCGTGATAACAGTTTAGGTTGATTTTAATTAACATTATTCCATCGCCTTCCACATAGCCTTACAAGTTGCCTGAGCAGATTTCTGCAAACCTTTGTACTCAGCGTAATCACAGCCTTCAGCATAATAACTTGCATCGGCAAGCAATTCGTTAAATTGTGGTTTTGTTAAAGCCACCCAATAACGAACTTTATTGCTAGATGTAATTGCATCTATCCACTCACGCGGATTTTCTGCACGGTTAATGTGATCGTCATAAAAGCGTTGTGGGATAACCGCAACAAATTTTTGTGTGGTGTCCATGATTACGCCCCAAACATCTTTAATAGATTTACCAACTGGGTTACAGTCATTTCACCATTTTTAATTTCTGCGTACAAAGTACGGCCGCGGCGATCGTTAGCAGTTCTAAAAGCCGCGTGAAATGTATTGAAGTGCATACCTGATGCTTTGTGCGCTTCAGTCATAAAATTTTCTAAGTTAATTTGTGCTGTAATCATAATTAAGCACCTACCTTTACAAAAGTAATCTTGTAAGCATTTGCTTTTACTTCTTTGCGCATTTCTTTGCAGTCTGCACACCAGCACTTAGCAACTTTTAATCCGCTATCGCTTGAAACGCACTTGCTGTTTAAGCAATATTGGTTGCAGTTACAGAACTTTACATTTTTCATTTTGTTGCCTCTCGTTAATTGGGCTTCGGGTAAAGCCCCTTGTAAGACCAACTATCTCAAACCTGTAAGATGAAGTCAAGTCTTACGGGGTGTTTCGGGTCACATTTTTAATACCATTTGTGGCGCTCCCAAAAAGCCCAGGCTCGGCATGGGGTGGAATAGCGGGCTTGGATATACATAAAGCCCCTATTGACCTGCTCACGAACCCCCAGGCGGGGATTTAAGCCCAGTATTTGAGGTATGCCCCCTGCGTGTAGGCGAACGCGTTTACCACCCCGTATTTGGCTCACAGCCTGTTTATTCCAGGATTTTGAATTCCAGTTACTTTCGTGTTGCCAGAGTTTATGCAAGCAAACCCATTGGCCCTGGTTCCAATTCCAACTAGCCATTTGCGCTCTGGCATAAATCTTGGCTTGGTGCGGGGTTTTAATTACAGCCATCTTAGGGCTTTGCGCCAAGGCTGGTGTTGCAACAACAATGCTTACGGACATAACCGCTACTACAAAGCATCGTTTTATAAACTTAACGCGCTACCTGTTTCCTCACTTTCATAACGCTTACCATAATTTCCCCCCGTTGATTAGTTTCAGCATGGCTGACCCCTTTCGCAGTTTGTGCATTTATTTTACTACATGACGGACACGCGATATGCGTAACAAAAATCCATGCGCCGCAATTATTACAACGCATAATCTTTTCTTCGCTCACAATATCTTACTCATTATTGTTTTAATCTCTATTTGTAAGTCATCTAACGAACCGTTGTTGGCTATGTACTGGTCAAAATCCCATGAGTCCATATCGGTTTCTGATCTATGAACATTTACAGGCGTATCTCTTTCAACGCGACTAATGCGCCAAACTTCGCCTTGCTTCCATTTAATTTCTTCCGCTTCGTTTCTAAACCTTACATCTGATACAACTATTTTATCTTCTGGGCGTACCGCATGTAATGTAAGTTCAACCCAAATTTGCGCATCTATTAAATCGCGCCCAACTTCTGAACCCATTGCTTGTAATAATCTGCGCACTTCAGGCGCTTGCTTAGCACCTTCCCACCCATATTTTTCTACAGCGTGGGCTAAACGCATACCGTCTAAACTAATAATTGGGTCTAACAAGTAACAAGCCTTTTTAATAATGTCTGCAAACCCAATGCGTGTGTACCCATAATCTTCTACAAGTATTTGCGCAACAGTATCTTTGCCCACCTGTGCGTAACCGCTTAAACCAATAATCATTTCAGCGCCTTCTCTCTTTGATATTTTTTTACCGCTTCAGTTTGGGCGGCTTTACACGCAATACAGGTAGGTTCGCCCATTTTAAGATGACGGCTATACCCTGCGCGTGTACCGCATTGTGCAATTTTGCGTTGCGTTCCCCGTCTTACTTTAGGTTTTACTCCGCCTTCACAGTTTAAGCATTGGTAATTTCTAAAACAAAAACAATTTTCAGTCATTTTGAGTCCGTCTTATAAAATCCAGACCCTTTAAAATGCACAGGCGTTGGGCTAAATACTTTTTCCATTGTGCCGTTACATCTTTCCATAGGGCAGTCATGCTTTTCATCAGCGTAAAACCCGTGCGCAATAATTTCGTGCGCTCCGCAAACTTTGCATTTGTAATCATATCTAGGCATTGTTTCCTACTTCCAACTGATAGTACCAAGTGTTCATAACTCTTTTGCGGTTTACCTTATATCCACCAAACCGCGCTTTTCTAAAATTACGCAAACCCGCCGATACCGATGCTTCAGGCGCTCTAGCAATATCAGATATTTGTTTTAATGTGCGCCACTTTCCATCTTGCATAAGATTATAAATCCTATCCATCTGACCAGTTAGCCGAACAAAATCTAATTCAGGTTGATAATCAACCCCGTCAAAATGCTTAATCATTTTTTACTCCCAACGCTATCTGCGCACAAAGGTCTTGAACCGTTAATAAAGAATTATCTATTCCGTTCTTAATGATCTGTTTGCGGTTGGCTGTTAAATCTATGGAACATATTTCTTCATAAATCCTGGCGCGTATCTGTTGTTCCAGCACTCGCACCACATCTTTAACAGCATCTTGCCCTTGTGGGGTATCAAGAATAAGTTGCCCGTCTTTTACTTTCCAATGGTTTTCTTTACAAATAAGTTTCGTCATTTACTGCCCCTTCTAGTTTGAATAAGCCTAGCAACATAATTGCTGTAAGCGCTGGCGCACACAAAATAATTGTTATGACCATTTGTAAACCACTTCATTTTCATAACCGCATACCTTACAAGTAAACCAGTAAGTACCATTGCTGGTTGTGTAATTGTCGTTCTCGGCTTCGCAGTTTTCTGCTTCACACATGACCGCCATTATTTTGCTTCCTTTTGTTTTTCACACCAACGGCACATACCTTTGCGTTTGATTTGGATAGGCGTATGCGGTGCAGTACCGCAAATAGAACACTTCATTTATTTCGCTCCAATTCTAGGAAAATAATTGCCTGGTTGTTCTTGGCCTGGCATTGGCGCATAATTTTGAAACTTCTTAATTTCTTCAACACACATATAACAAAGGTGTTTGTCGTTAAGAAGCCTTAACCCTAAATAACTATTTAAATCGCATAATGCACATTTCATTATTCTGCTCCGTTTCTGCAATGGCAGTTTGCTGGACAGTCCACCAAACCTTTATAAATATCGCCGTAAACCATTTCCCAAGTATGCGCCATTGGCATTTCAGCATCAAGCAAATCTGGGTAATAAACATAGTGATAACCGTTTATTGCATCTTGCTTGTACTGCGGGAAGTCAATGCTGATGCACTTACGGCAAGCGCACTCAACTTTCATGTCGTTATCGGCAACAATAGCCATAACTTTTGCGCGATAATTAGTAGCCATAATTAGTTACCTACCTTTAATGTAACTGAAGGTACTTCTACAACTTCTACAAATTCAACAATTCCTAAAGACTCTCTCATGCACTCTGAGTGTAAAGAACCAGCAGTTGCGCTAAGTTGATTTGCGTAAATATCTATCCAGTTCTGATCGCCTTCTTTAATTGCTTCTTCTATCCAAACAAGTTGCTTGCGAATATCTTTTAGAACTGCGCGTTGTGCTTTTTTAGTAATTTTCATAATTAAGCACCTACCTTTGCTACTTCAACAACGCGAGCATCAAGAAAACGGATTCCGTATTCGCGGGCAATGTGTGTTGCTTCAACTTTGTTGTTTGCCCAAATAGTTTTAAAAGTTAATTGACGAAGTTGATCTTGGTTTTGAAAAATTACATTGTATTCAAAACGCGCGTTCATACGCTTGCCAGTAAAAATTAACTGTAATTCTTGATCTGTAATAATTGTTGCTGTTTTCATTTTTGCCTCTTTCAGTTAGGTGGGCTTCGGGTAAAGCCCTTCTGTAAGATGAACTATGCCAGATATTTGTAAGATGTTCAACATTTAAGGGGTGTTTTGGAATTTGTTACCAAATCGTTATAAAGCCTCAAACCCCGCTTGGCTCACGCGTACGCGCACAAAATAGGTCGGTGAATAGCACTTTGAGGCTTTTAGGCTTGTAACCTGGCTATCATCGGCGTAAACGACCCCTGTAAGCCCGTCTAGCACGGCCCTAACCAGTTTATCCAGATCGGGGGGTACGGTCGGCTCTAGGCGCTTTACGGTCTTTCCAGGCACTAGCCCAAATTCCAGGCTAATCGCCACGGCTTCATTTATTGGGGTTGCAAAATGCTGGCGGGCTTCTAAAGCCAACCTTGCCCTGAAGTGGGCTAACTCTGCCGCCTTGTTATGTATCATGCGGCCGTTGCCAATATGCCGCATTGACCCTTGCGGAACGGGCTTTACGCCTTCCAGCGTAAATTCTTTCAAATATCAACGCTAACTATTGCATCAGCAATAAAAGTGCGTTGAACTTTTTCACCGCTTGGGTCATGTAATTGCATATCAAATGTAATGCCGTTTGGCTCTACATAATCAACCTTGTGTAAGACATTATTTATTACCAAATTATCACCTGGTTGAACCTGTGTAACTTCAATAATTTTCATATATCTCCTTTGCCTTACTATTTTATCTTACTTACCGTTTTAAGCCGTAAGACACGCCCACATAACACTTATGTATGGTTTAGGTATTTTCGTGGCTCTGTGGGGTTGCTAGACCCTTTAAAACCATATCCCTGAAGTTTGCTGGCATTGGTGTTGCATTGCTTGGTAAATATTCTTCTGCAACAAACTTGGGCGGTGTTGGTGTTGCTGGTAACTCTTTAGGTGTAAGGCTTTTTGCGGCATAGATCAAAGTATTACGACTTACGGTTTGACCATCTAAAGCCACGCGCATTACAAGCGGTTTAAGTTTTTCGTAACTGATTTCTTTTAACGCTTGCTGTAATTGACCAGCCATTTGATTACGCGCTGGTTGTAAGTCGCCCGTAAAATGTTCAAAGTAAACTTCCATTAACGCTTTGACGGCCAACCCGTCAGGGTTGGTTTTTCCCAATTCTTCTCTGTTCTTCTTCTTCGGTTCTTCTATTACAACAGGATTATCCGAACTCGGTAAAACCGAATTCGGGTTAGCCGAAGTCGGAAAACCCGTTTTCGGTTCATTTGTTTGCGGACTATCGTAAACAACGCTTTCAGTTGTCCATTGACCCTTTTCATTTTGTTTGCGGCTGGTCACTATGTAACCCAAATCGCGCAGTTCTTTTAATCCAGCCATAATTGCATCACGGCCGTCTGGCCCTTGCTTGGCTAACATCTCTGCACTAACGCGCCAATTATCAGGTCGGCTAAGAAGTTCTAGCAATATTCCGCGCGCTTTATAAGACAAACGGTTATCA